CAATACAATTTCATCAAATTATACTTCTAATTATACAATTCAAGCATCCAATGCCTTAATAGGAATTATAAATTCAAGTAATACAACCGCATCAAATACCTTAAGAGGAGTAATAAATTCAAGTAATACAACCGCATCTAATTATACTTCTAATTATACAATTCAAGCATCCAATACCTTAATAGGAATTATAGGTTCAAGTAATACAAACGCATCTAATTTTACTACTGCTGTATCAAATGTTTTATTAAATAATATAAATCAAATTAGTGGTGGAAGTAGTTATAATGATGCATCTCAATATAATAATTTTAAATTTGAAAATAATTATCAATATAATTTAAATTATCCTCCAATTGGAATATCAACTTCTGCTGTAAGTTCTTTTATTTCTGCTTTAGCTCAATCGCAATTTGGAAGTTATCAGGCTTCTGCATCATCTAATACTACTAATGCATATTTAGCATTTAATAAAGTTTTAACAGATGAATATACAAATCCAAATCTTCCTTATAAATCTGATGGAACTTATAGTAATCTTAATATTTATCTTACAAGTAATTTTGTTTCTGGTAATGTTGTTGTTGGTGAATGGCTTCAACTTTATTATGATAAAGGATTTGCTGCCAATGCAATAACTATTTCAGGTATTGTTGCTAGTAATTTGAAATGTCCTAAAGATTTTGTTTTGGCAGGTTCAAAAGATAGTTATAATTGGAATTTATTGACATCTCAAGTTGGAATAGGAACAACTGCATATGCACCATCAAATACATATAGTATATATAATTATACATCATATAACTATTATCGTTTAATAGTGCCAAAAACAATAGGAGCACAAACTTTAAGCATAGCTGATATATCATTAACAGGAACACCAAATACAAGTTTTACACCAATAGATAGTTTTAATAATATTCTTTACAATACAAATGAGAAACAGTTCCCGCCAAGAGTATGGGATGTTGCACCAGCAACAGAAGCATTATCATCAAATGAGATTTTAAATGTAACACCAGCTTCTTATTATAAAGAACAATTTTCATTAAATAATCATGGAACTTATACAATATTTTCTTCATCAACTTATGGATCAATATATCCAAGATCATCATTATTCAATTATGATTTTGGTGATGCAACTGGAAATACTATGGCAGCTTGGGCAATCAATAATTATCTTGTAAGTGCTGGAACTGTTGTAGCTGGTAATACAAATAGAATTGGTTTAAATAATAATTATTATGGAGATTGGATTATTGTTAAATTTCCATTTCCAATTCTTTTAACAAGATTTAGATTTTATCAAAGATCTACTAATCCATCAAGAGCACCCGGATATTGGAAATGTTATGGTTCAAATGATGGTGTAAATTGGGTAGAAATAACAGATGCGTCATATACTAGCATTTTAAATGCAGCAGTTGCAAGTTATTCTAGTACTTATTATGAAAAAATTGTTTCAAATCTTACTATACCATATTTATATATAGGATGGGTAGTAAATAAATTAAGTGGAGCTGATACTAATGCAATTCTGTTAAATTTTGCAGAATTGCAAATATTTGGAAAAGACGATATTTCAAATTCTTATTTGAATGTTTGGAATAAATCAAATAATAATATTTATAATACTTTAGGCAATGTTGGAATAGGAACAACAAATCCCATGCAAAAATTAGATGTAAATGGAACAACTAATTCTACTATAATTCAAGAAGCTGGTGTTGCTTTAACAACCAAATATCAACCAAAAATTACTACTTATACTTTAAGTCCATCAGGAACTGCTACATTTAGTGCTGGAACTTTAACATTTGATTTAAGTGCTTATCAGACTACTGCTTCACTTGGAACTACTTATTTGAAGTTAGATGGAACTAATACAATGACTGGTACTTTAATACAAAACGCTTCTACTCCTACTATACAAATGGGAGCTACAAATGGTAATAATTTGGGTTTAGCTGTTACTGCTGGTAATTTTTCCTCATCAGCAGTAGCTGGTGATTTAATTTTAAGAACAACAGGTAATTTAGTTTTACAAAATGGAACTGGTGCTTATGCTTTTAAAATAGGAACAAATAATTATTGTTATGCTAATAAAAGGTTATCAATAGATTGTCTTCCTACTGACAATAAAGCAACTGTGGAAGCAGCAATATTTGCTAATGTTCCAACATTAACATCAGTATTTGGCGGTGATGCTATTTGGACTGGTTATTGGGGGTGTGCTATCTGTTTAAACGCAGGAGGATTTGCTAATGGTTATGGTGGTGGAAATAATACTCAATCTTATGTTTCTGGATATTCTGCTTTTACAGTTAATACACGAACATCAACTTCTGCTACAACATTTGATAAAAATTTATTTACAGTTATGCCAGGTGGTAATCTTGGTATTGGAACAACTAATCCATTAAGTAAATTAGATGTTAGAGGACAAATTAATAGTGAGAGTTTATATGTTGTTGATAGTGCTTCTTATGGTGCTAATCAATATGGTTTAATAATCAATACACCATCATCAACAGGAGGAGCATTAATACAAACAATTCAACAATCAGTTGGTTATAATCAAAATTTAATGCTTCAAAGAGATGGTTCAGGATATGTATATTTAGGTGGAACTCTTTCATCTGGTTTAAGAATTGCTGGATGGGATAAGGCAAATACAATTTATCAAGGTGCTGGTGATTTAGGAATTACAGCAAATACAGGTAATAATATAATATTAAATGTTGGAAGTGGTGGTGAAAAAATGCGTATTACTAATACTGGTGTAAGTATTGGACAACCATTAACAACAACAGCAGGAATTACGATAAATAATAATCAAACTTTGGTTTTCAATGATACCACTCTTGACATGCGACTTCAATTATATACTGGCTATGGTTTTGGTATCAATGCAGGAACTTTAAGATATACTTCAGGTGGTTCTCATGTATTTTATAGTGGAGCAACTTATACAACATTTACTATTGATAGTACTGGTAGTATTACTGTTCGCAATTCTATTAATTTGTACAATGGTTGGTCAATTACAATTGGTTATACACCACTCTCATATGTCCCAAATTCATTTCTTATTAGTCATTATGTAGAAAGTTTGACTTATTCTACTTGGTTTTTAAATGGAAATCAAGCAACAACAAATGCTGATATGTCTGATGCCAGAATTAAAAAAAATGTTGAATTAATAAATAGTTCAAATGCCTTATCAATTATAAATAAATTACAACCAAAATCATTTGATTTAATGGATGAAAAGGACTGTAATTTTAAATATGGTTTTATATCGCAAGATATAGAACAAATACCAGAATTATCAAATTTGATTTACAAAACAACAGATTTTATTTGTAATATTAATTCTTATGGTAATCATTCTAACATTGGAGACAATAAAGCACTTATTACCACTAATAATAATATTAATGGTCTTGTTAGTATCGATGATAATATTAAATTAGTTCTTAATAATAATGATAAATTAAATCAAGAATTTGAAATAGATGGAACACCATATAAAAATAGATATAGAAGGAGATATGTCAAAGTCATTGAAGTAATTGATGATTATTCTTTTATTATTAATAGAGAATTATCAACAGATGAGACTGACCCAATTTTTATTTATGGGAAAGAAGTAGATGATTTTAAACATCTTGATTATCAGTCTTTTCACGCTTTGAATACATCGGCAATTCAAGAGTTATATAAAATTATTCAAGCACAGCAAGACCAAATAAATAAATTGACAAATATTATAACTCCATTTTAATTTTCTTTCATAATTGATAGAATAAAAATGCCATTCGAACTGGCTTTAGAGAACTGGAATAAGATAAGACCTAGCACCTTTGCAGGATACTCATAGGCTCCAAACATCAATTTAATCAATTCAGCGGAAAAAAAAGAAACATCATAACATCCAAATAGATAACAACAGAAGAGAGCTAACAGTCAAAGCTAATATCAAATATTCTGAAAAACACAATTTTAGACGATATAAAACTAAAATCGAACCAAGCCTACATTCTAAAATTTTGATTAATGAAGAAGAAGACATCATAGGGAAAATTAGAGAAGCGTTTGGACTGGGAGGTCAAAAGCCTAATACTAATTATTCTGAGGTTGAAACAGCCCCGGCTGGTTCTATGATTACAAATGTAGAAGAACAACCAGTAATTTCAACAGCTTTCAGAAGTGACATAAGACCCAAACAACAGAAAGCCAAAAAACTACAAGACTATACTGCTGATGATATCTCAAATCTGGATAACGAAAACACAAAAAATTGCTTGTAAAATTCGGTTTGGGTGAGCGAGACAATTTTGAGAAATTATATGTTGAACAAAAAAAGGTATTAGGTAGAGATTTGGACGAAAATGAAGTAGTAGGAGTAATGAAAACAATATTACAAAGACTTCTTGCGAAAACACATTCCATAAATGATATCACTCCAAAAGACCAAGAAGAACTCACAAGAATGGCAGCAGAAAGCCTTGTATCACCATCAAGACCTCCAGGCTCAGCTATTATTAAATTTCCAAAAGCAGCAAAACTTTCTGGGTCAGATTTAAGAAAGAATTTGCCATTTTTTACGGCAGCTGAGGGCATTATATCAGATGACCAATTATTAGCACTACACCGTTTAAAACCAGAAGACAAATTAAAGTTATTTGAATTTTCACCACAGGAAGCAAAACACTTTACACCAGATGAGATTATCAATTCAACAGTAGGAGAATTAAAAGGTGTAAAAGTTAAAAATGCGAATACTATACAAGGATATGTCAATAGAAAAAGCACAATACCATTTAGATATAATTATTATTAAATGGCTCTAAATTCTCTTAAAGCTAGTTGTAATTATTTAATTGTATTTAAGACTAATAATTCAGCTCTATCTTCTCAAGTAGATAAAACATCTAATCCAAATCTTCAATTCTTAACTACTGCTAAATATCTATCTAAATGTTATTTCACTATGTTTGATATTATCCAAAATACTACTTCTAATGTTAGTTTTTCACAAGTAATTGCAGATCTAAAGATAAATGTTAATGATTTTAACCAATCTAAATATTTCAAAAAGAGTGCTGTGTCTCTAAGTTAATATTAGTTAAAAATCAATGGTATTCTTCAATATCATTTCCCTTAACCTCTACATTTAATCAAAAATCATAACTTTAATACTTTTAGTTTTATGGATGATTGACTTGTAAGAGATTTCCCAGGACTTTAATCTCTTGAAAGTTGGAGCAAATTTAGGTTCCTTATGGGAACAAGTTTTAAATTTCCTGGTGCTTAGAAAAATGGTATTATTTTTGGTTATTCAAACTTAAATGACAATCTTCTTACAATAAAATATTCTACTACATTCTTTTCTTCAGCAACTGATAAAGTTTATCTATTAGCTTATGTTAAACGAGTTGTTCATACTAACTTCAATAGTTCTGTTGTTTCAATTGACTATTAATTATTGTTATAATGATAGTCATAAAAATAATTACTTATTTTTAGTCAAACCATCTAAAAATGCTTTGAGTTTTGTATCATTTATGTTATTGTAATGTTATTTTATGTTTTCTAATAAGATCATCTGCTTCCTTATCACTAACAGTAAGATAAAGAGTTTTATTAACTCTTTTTCATTTTTTTAGTTTTGGTGGTAATTTTTCAATAGTCTTTTTAATTTTTACTTTTTTTACTTTTTTTATTTTTTTTATTTTTTTGTTTTTAGGAGGTGGTATTTCTTCTTCTTCATTTTCTTTTAACATCATAACATTGATAATAAAATTAGTCAAATCATCTACATTTTGTCATAAATATTTTTAAGTTTTCTTATCTTTTGGTTCTTCATCTTTCTTTACTTCAATTTTAAGTTGAAATTGATATTCAGGATCTAATTAAATTTTAGGAGTAATTTTTTAAGTGTTATTTTTTGAGGTTGATGGTCTTTATTGTTTATAAGTTTTGTTTAATTTTCTTCTATTAATAATTATTTTTCTTTTTTCATATTATTTAATTATTAAATAGAAAAAATAATATTTTTTTTATATAAAATGATAATTGAAGAAACAATGAGAAATTTATCAATACCAGAGTTTAAAATAGTAAAGTAAAATGAACCACAGTCTAAGAATACAAACTTACAACCTCATTTTTTTTAGCCTTAGTTGTTGGATCTAAGAATAGTAAAAAGTCATATACTTTTGCATCACTATTAAAAATGTATTAAAAAATTCCAATTTATGATGAATTTGGTAATGAACTACCACAAATGATCATTTTATTTTCACCTACAGCTTTAAATGAAAGTAATTCTATATTTAAAAATTTGAAACCAAAAAACATTTATTTAAAATATGATGATGAAATATTAAAAGATATAGATGAAGTTAATGAATATCAAATTATTAAATAAATATAATAAAACTAAAACAACCACTAACTGATGATGAATATCGAATTATTTATTAGCATAATTATTACTCCAGCAGGTAATATTGTATTAGATCCTAAAAATAGTAATACATATATTAAAGGTAATGTTGGAATAGGAACAACAACTCCAGCAGCTCCATTACATGTAGTTGGAAATATATATGCAACAGGTGATGTAGCTGCATATTATTCTGATATTAGATTGAAACATATTACATCAAATATATCAAATTCTATTGAAATTATTAATAATCTTACTGGTTTTTATTATACACCAAATGAATTAGCTTTATCTTTTGGTTATAGTAATATAAAACAAGAAATTGGATTGAGTGCTCAAGATGTAAATAAAGTTCTTCCTGATATAGTTAAGATTGCACCATTTGATGCAAAACTCGATAAAAATAATAATATAATATCAAAATCTGGTGAAAAATATTTAACTATAAATTATGAAAGAATAGTTCCAGTATTAATTGAAGGAACAAAAGATTTATATAAATTAATTCAACAATTACAACAACAAGTTATTGACTTGACAAATAGAATTTCCATTTTAGAAGCTAAATAGAAATAAAAAGAAAAATAAGAAAAATAATTATTTTTTTAATCAAGGTCTTCATTATTGATATTAACCTTGACTTTAGGTCCTGCTTGTTCCATTCCTGGACTGGCTGATGTTTCGAATGGAGCAGGACCATTTCCAGAAGATACAAATTCACTTCCTTGAGGTGGAACAGCTCCATAAAGTTTCGTGATAAGTGGTTTGATCTTATCTTCACATTCCTTCTGCTTATTTTTATAATCTTCAACTGTAAGTTTTGGATTTTCTTCAAACCATTTGAGGGCTTCTTCAACGACTGGATCAATTTCAGCTTTAATTTCATCAAAATTTTCAGGAGCTCCTTCCGCTTTAGTCGAAAGACTATTTTTCGTATTATAAAGATAATTCTCAAGTTCATTTTTAGCTTCAATTAGTTGTTTATTTTTCTCATCCTCTTCTTTATATTTCTCAGCTGCTTTAACCATTTCTTCAATCTGTTCTTTTGACAAACGACCCTTATCATTAGTAATTTTGATATTATTGGTCTTTCCTGTGCTTTCCTCTTTTGCAGTTACTTCAAGAATGCCATTAACATCAATTGATAAATCGATAACAATCTTCGGCTGACCTCTAGGCATTGGAGGAATTCCACTTAGATGAAATGAACCTAGAAGATTATTATCCTTAACAAATCCACGCTCACCTTCATAAATCTTAATATCAACTCCTGGCTGATTATCAGAATATGTTGAAAAGGTTTGAGATTTCTTTGTTGGAATAGTTGTATTTCTCTCAATAATCTTTGTCATTACTCCTCCGCTTGTCTCTATACCAAGAGAAAGAGGTGCAACATCAAGAAGGAGAAGATCGTTTGTTTTTGAACTTCCTTGACCAGTGAGAATAGCACATTGAATAGCTGCTCCAATAGCTACAGCTTCATCAGGATTTAGAGATTTGTTTAACTGCTTTCCATTGAAATAATTGCTGAGAAGCTCTTGGATTTTAGGGATACGAGTAGTACCACCAACAAGAACAATCTCATCAACATCACTTTTAGAAATCTTAGCATCTTGAAGAACTCTAGCAATTGGCTCAATCGATTTATTAAAGAAGCTTTCAGCAAGTTGTTCAAATTTAGCTCTACTGATTGTAGTGGTATAATCAATTCCATCAAAGAGCGAATCAATTTCAATGGGAACAGTAGTTGTTGTTGAAAGGTTCTTTTTAGCTTTCTCAGCAGCAATATTAAGACGCTTGAGAGCTTTCGGATTTTGTTTAATATCTTTATTAAATTTCTTTTTAATATCAGCACAAAGATAATCAACAATAAGATTATCAATATCAGACCCACCAAGATGAGTATCACCAGCAGTAGCTTTTACCTCGAAAATACCACCATCAATACTCAAAACAGAAAGATCATGAGTTCCACCACCTTCATCGAAAATAAGAATAGTCTTTTCTTTTTCAGCTGTCTTATCAAGACCATAAGCAATAGCTGCAGCAGTTGGTTCATTAATAATTCTCAAACATTCCATACCACTAATAATACAAGCATCTTTTGTAGCTTGACGCTGACTATCATTGAAATAAGCAGGAACTGTTACAACTGCTTTTTTAACTGGATGACCCAGATAAGCTTCAGCAGTCTCTTTAAGACGAGAAAGAACCATTGCTGAAATCTCTTCTGGATAAAGCTTTTTCTTCTTATCTTTATAATCAAAAGCTAGAACAGGCTTATTATTAGCATCTGATTCAATATCAAATGACCAAAGCTTTTTATCAGCCTGAACATAACTATCATCATATTTGCGACCGATTAGACGCTTAATATCGTGAAATGTTGTTTTAGGATACATAGTTGAAACATTTTTAGAGGCATCGCCAACCAATTTTTCATCATCAGTGAATGTAACATAAGAAGGAATAATACGAGATCCGGTTTGATGATCTGGTAGAACTTCAACACGATCTCCAATCCAAACTGCAACGCAACTAGTGGTGGTGCCAAGGTCAATTCCAATGCCTACATTATCTTCTTTTGACATTTTGGAAAGCTGAATATTTATAATATTAATATTAAAATAATTCTTTAAATCATTTTTTAATCAACATTCACAAACCATAATGAAGATTTATAATTAAGATCTTCAACTTCTTTTTTTAAATTCTCAATCTTTTCATTATTTTCATTCATATAATTTACAATCTCTTCCTGAACTTCAATTGGTGGAATATGAATATTAAATGATTTTAAAGTTTTTAAATTAATGTTTTTATATTTATGTGATAAATAATAGCCCAAATATTTATCTGAAATAATATCATTATTAGAAGACTTAACAGAAACAGCAATATTATTTAAAAAAAGTTTATCATTTGTCAAATAAACCTTGAATTTCGTAATAATAATATTAAAACCATCTCTATTATATTTATTAACCTCTTTATTTTCATTTTTATATCCATAAATCTTATATTTATTGTCATCATTGCCATTAGCATTACTATTACCTAAATAATCGCCATATTCAATAGATGCTATTTCGTGTAATTGTTTTATGATGAAATGTTTGGGATTTAATGGATATTCTTTGATATAATCGGATGAATGAAATGAAAAATTATGATTAATAATTTCATTGATATTGATAGAATTGATTAAATTATTGGTTTCATCATAGAATTTAATGATATCTGTTTGAAAGCTATTGTTATTAATAGGTTTATTAAGTTTTTTGATAAAATGAAGAATAAAGAAATTGATGTTTTTATCAAAAACTCCATTAGGAAGATAAATAATTTCTTTTAAATCGCAAGTTTTTAATAATAATGTTTTTATAGAAATAAAATTGATCTTATTATGAAAAGGAAGGGCAACATAAGCTTCACCACCATTTTTAAGGGCTTTGATAATATCAATGATAATATTAAAATTAAATGAAACTCCTTTTATAATTTCATTATTTGATAAATCAATTTCACCCAATTCATCAATTTTAAACATATTTATATAAATAGGTGTGATAATCTTAAATGTTTATAGGAATTGAAATATTTTCATATTGGATTTTCATATGGTTTTTGTTTTATTATTTCAAATTGACAAAATACAATCCATTATTTATATTAATTGTTGGATATATAATAACATTTGGAGAAATATTTTATTTAATTTCAAAAAAAGCAAATAAATATAATCTCATAAAATTTACAATCATCAATATAATAATAAAACTAATACCAATATTATTAATCTACAAGACCAAAATATCATTTAAAGATTTAGAAATTAGTCTTTATATAATTTTGATATATATAATCACGATGGCAATAATAAATATTAATCCTATTAAATTTTATAAAAAAATGTTGAATACATATATTCACGATGATAATAAATATAAATCTTTTTTTAGTAAATTTTATGATTATATATTTAAAAAATGATTATAAGTAATATAAATATTTGAATTATGAATTTATTGGGATTATCAAAAATAGAATTATTGGAAAAATGCGAAACTCTTGGAATTAAAAATTGTAAATCTAAAAATAAGAGTAAATTGATTGAATTATTATCATTATTATCATCATCATTATCATTAGAAAAAAAGCATTTAAAACCATTAATAAAATGGAGTGGAGGAAAGAGTGATGAAATAAAATTATTCAAAGATTATTTCCCTGAAAGTTATGATAAGTATATTGAACCATTTGTTGGCGGTGGTTCTGTTTATTTCTATTTAAATCCAGATAATGCAGTTATAGGAGATGTTCATAATGAATTGATTGATTTATATAAATCAATTGCAGAAGGAAAAGGAAGAGAAATATATGAATTTATGAAACAATCACCAAATGATGAAGAAACTTATTATAAAATTCGGGATAAAATGGAAACAAATGATTATATAGAAAGAGCAAAACAATTTTATTATCAGCGAAAGACATGTTTCAGAGGAATGTTAAGATATAATAAAAATGGTAAATTCAATATTCCGTTTGGAAGATATAAAACAATTAATTTTGAAGAATTATTGAATGAAGATTATGAAATATTATTAAAAAGAACAGAGATATTAAATAAAGATTTTGAATATATATTTGAAAATTATGATAATGAAAATAATTTTATGTTCTTGGATCCGCCTTATGATAGTGAATTTACAGATTATGGATATTGCCAATTTGGAAAAGAAGAACACGAAAAATTGGCATTTCTATTTAAAAATACAAAAATAAAATGCTTGATGATTATAGGAAAAACAGAATTTATTGAGAAATTATATGAAGGTTATATTGTATCTGAATATGATAAAAAATATAAATTTAAATTATATGATAATAGAGTTGGTGATGAAATAAACACCAAACATTTAATAATAAAAAATTATTGATGTCTCATTTTTATTTTTATTCCTATTTCTCTAAAATAAGAATAATAGTCTTCTTCATTCCATTTAATATTAATAATTTCTAGGAAGTCTTGCATATGATCTATTTTTATTCCCTGATTTTCAAATGTTTTTATATTTGAAAGTCCAGCATTCAAAATTTGTCTATCATAGACACTCCAATTTAAGATACCACAATTAATTTCATAATTATGATAAGTAATTTTAAGAGAATTTTCAATTTCTCTACATTTATTAATAGTTGCAGGTAATTTTTCAGTGTCTAATTCAATATTTGCTTTTAATTCGCGATAATAAATAATTTTCCTAAATTCATCTTTAAATATAAGATCTACATCTTTTTTTTTATCATTAATTTTTTGAATGCCACAATTTAATAATTCTAAATTATGATTATATTTTATTAATTCTTTTGCTAAAAACTCACCAAATCTTCCAAGTTTGATATTAATGGATTGATCACTTGGTATTTTTCCATTTAATAGAAATGAAATAGAACCTGCTTTTGTATATGTCAAGCCTCCTTCAAGTATTTTATCAATCCATAAAAAGCCTTTATGCTTAATTTCAGAAATGCAAATATCCATTTTTAATAATAAATAATCATAAAATAATAATTCATTTTTTATAATAAATAATAATAGAGAAAGAAATATGGATATAAGCGTCTTTAAATCTATGTCTGATCGTGATTTTTTCAGTGATAAATTAACTCATATTTATTTTAATGAAGAGGTTTGTAATAAATCAATATTAAAATTAATAGAAAAAATAGAAATTGCAAATAAAGAGGTAAAAACTGAATCGGGTGCAATATTAAATCCTAAGCCAATTTTAATTCATATAGCATCAAAAGGGGGGTATGTAGATGAAGGAATGGCATTATTAAGTGTATTTGAATTTAATAAGGTTCCTATAGCTACTATTATTGATAATTATGCTTATTCTGCAGCAACATTTTTAGCTATTAATAGTCCATATCGATTGATAAATAATTTTGGATTTTGTTTAATTCATGAATATTCAATTGAATTTTATGCAAAAAATCCAATTAGATATAAAAGAAGTGAATTACATAATACTATTCAAGAAACAGATGCTCAATTTGATAATGTAATTAAAATGTATGAAAGAAAAACAAAGATGAAAAGACCAGAAATCATAGAAATGATTCAACACGATTTATTATTAAATGCTAATTTTTGTTTAAAAAAAGGATTAGTTGATAGAGTTATTAAAATTGAAAATAAAAATAAAGAAAATCTTGATATAAAAAAAGATATACACGAAATTATAAAAAATCCATATAATAATATTAAAATTTCTTGTAATAATTCAATTGAAGATATAGATAAAATATTATTTCAAGATAATTTGACACCTGTTATTTTATATCCTCGTAATAATCATTGTGAAGATAATAAAGAAGAAAATAAAAAAATACAAGATAATATATATGATACTTTAAATATGATTCCACGAATTTTAAGATTAAAACAGCCAACATATGCAATTATAAATAGTCCAATTAGTATAGATGATTTACTACCGATGCTTTATTGTGATCATATTTTTATGTTTGATTATGCTCATATCATAAATAACATATTATATTTTAATAATAAATATAGTTTGTTAATTGATGATAATATAAAAAACACGCAATTAATATTTAATACAATAGCTCAAATATTAAAAGAAAAAACAAAAATGGACGATAAAACAATCAAAGATATTAAAAATAAGTTTAGTTTATTTGATGCAGATAAATGTTTAAAATTAGGGTTATGTAATAGTATTATTCGTCAAAAAAATAAGTCGAACTCACATCACTTTCATGGCTCGAGACAGTCAAATCGCTCAAATCGCTCAAATCGCTCATAACACTTATATCATCATTTTTATCTTCTTTTTCATCTTCATCATTATTTTTAATCATCTGTTTATTTTTATCTATCATTTTCATAATATTTGCATGAATATCCATTAAATTTATATGATATTTTTTATATATATCATCATTAAAATGTAAGAACATAAGGCTATTATAAAGACTATCACTTGTTTTTTTTGCATCAACAACAGATTGTTTAAAATAAGTTGGAAATATAGAAAACATAAAAAGATAATAGTTGAAGATAATATTATTTCCAATAGATAAAAAAATACAATATATTGTTTTATACATTAATATAAAAAAAATGATAAAATAACTTTATATAATTTAAATTATTAAAATGGAATTTTCAGATTTGCAAATGTTTATTAAGAAAAATTCAAAAATAGTTTCAATTAATATTGAATATACAGATGAAGGAGATATTTATAATTATAAGATTAATGCGGAGGGTATTAATTATGATTTGAAATTTATAACAGATAATGAAACAATTAAGATGATTTTCAATGATAAAATTATTGATAATGACAATGACATTCAATTAGAATTATTTGAATTATTAAATTATAAAAATATTGAATATATAGATTGTTATATAATCAAAAAAAGAAATGAAAATAAAAACTTTGAAATAATTGATATGTATGATGACACCTATTATAATAATATTGATAAATTGATTTGTAATCGTTCTTTTAAGAAAGATGACAAAATAATAAAAATAAAAATTATCTATCAATATAATGATTTTAAATTATATTATGATACAAAAGAGATTTCAGGAATTGATGAAATTTTAAAGAAAATTGATATTATTTTAGATTAATTCATATTTACATTAAAAGCAGATTTAAATCTGATTTTTGTATTTCTTTTCGATGAATATTCATTATATTTGTAATATATTTATATGCTTCATCGATTTGTTCAAATGATATGCCGCCAGTAATAAGAACACTTCCACTTTCGAAAATGGCTATTGTAATTTTTTTACAATTATTTTCTCCAACTCCTGTTCCTTTTCCGAAGCAATGTTTTTTACAAATACAAATCCCATCTAATTTTTCTTTATTAGAATTCCAGAAATATTCCAATTTTACGCCATGATATCTTCCAGGTTCAAAGCTACATTTATTATCATAAATATCACTGATTAAAATCTTATGCAAAATCTTTCTCCTAATAAGAAATTTACTTTCCATAGTTGGATTTAAATATGATTTGAAGTCTGTATTGATCATACGAATTACGAAATTATTAAATTTTATGTCTTCAATATTGCTAGTTGTTAAATTAATATCAATCTCATAAATCTTTTTAATTTGAATAATAATAAGATTAATAATATCTTCAACAATTGCTTTATCTTTAATTCCAGTAATTTGAATATTACCATTTTTGAATATCTTCAAATTAGGTAAATAAATTTCATTAACTTTAAAAATTGTTGTTACTTGATTATCAAATAAATTCTTTTTTGCTGTATCTTTTTTTGGTGTTCTCTTTTTCTTTGGATAAATTCCGCGAGTATTGGCTCTATCAGTTATTTTAGGATAATAAATCCAAATAAATTTATCATTGATTTGAAAATTTTCATATAAAATATCAAGATTTAAATTAATTCCTAAATCGGCATTACAAGTAATTGTGCTAACCTTATAATCAGTAAAATAAATATTATCAATTTCGTCCATTCGATACAAATGATTTCCATTTAAGAAATATTATCATTTTTTTATATCGTTTTTTTATTTTTCTTATTATCAGATAATTTTGCTAAATAAGAGGTATTCAAGATTTCAGAGCTTGTATTAATAGAAATCATAGGTGGAATATTTAAAATAAAAGTTTTGTCTGATTTCAAATGGGCTTCTCGAAATTCTTCAATTGTCATATTTCCACCAAACATTTTTAATAAATATTTAGAAGGGGCAGGGCGAATAATATTAGAAAACCCATATCTCTTTCCCAACATTTGGATCCAACTATTAATCTCCCAGACCTTATCACTGCTTCCATGAGCTGAAAAATTATAAGCATTAGCACATTGGAGAGAGCAAAATGATCCAAAAACAAAATAATTATCATTTATAACATCATAATTATATGGCATACTATAAACAGTCGAACCTTCAATTGGATGGCAACACCAGAAACAATGAGAATTTTTACTATTATTATTTCCTGTTGCTGCTACAGCCTGATATTCATTATCATATGAGATATTCTCGGCATCATTAGAAAAATAGGATGTTGATTCATATGGCGTTGGAATTAAGATTTTAGCATTTTGACTTTCATTATTATTTATAATATTATTAATTTTAGCTTGAGGAATTGATAGTTGAACAATAACATCAGCTGATTCATCATTATTCTTAATCATAGAATCAATAATATTTTTTTTAGGTGTTTTTTTTATTGTTGATGTGTCTTGAACTGTTTTTTTCCGAGGCATATTAATTATAATTAAAAATTATTCTTAAATAAAAAAGTTTTTAGCATACTCTAATACAGAAACAATATCCTTTTTAATTGTAACATCAATAGTATCATTATTTGAAAAATTATCTCGAGTGGCATTTCCATTACCATTTCCATTACCATTTCCATTGCATGTATTTGTCATATTTCTGATATCGTTTTGCAAACCACTTATTACATTAATAAGATAATAGATAAATATTATTACAATAACAATTATAATAAAAACTATAATATCCATTTATTATAATCGTAATATTTTTAATTTGCATATTTTAAGCCTATATTATTATTAACCATTGATAGAATATTATATTCAACAACATAAACATTTGCATAAATTTTATTATTATTATTCAATAATAATGGTTGATTACTATAAATATCATCAACCAAATTATTTTCATATTTATTAAAAGTCATACTTAATATCATTTTTGAATATGAGCCATCATAAAAGCCAGATGGAAACCATTTTTCAGGATATAATGAGAATGAATATAAATAAATTCCTTGACGAGGGATTGCACTATGATATTGATAAGGTTGAATAGCATTATAGAAATGCGCTTCTTTCTCTTCAACTCTACTATAAATATAACTACCACTATTAATATCCCAATTTAATCTAGCAGTTTTCATAATACTTTTTTCATTATTTTTAGGGATACTATAAGTATAATTGATAATATCATTAAAATAATCAACACTATCACCTCTTTTTAATGTCCAAATTACTTCTTTCACGCCTAATTTAGAATTTATAGTAATATTATTAATAGTTTCTGCAATGGAAGCATTAAAATTATTTGACATAATAGAAATACTTTCAATTAAATAATCTTTAGATGCTGTATTGCTAATTTGATTATATTCTGCCTGATCAAGAATTACATAAAATGCTTCAATATGAGCTCTAAAAACATCTTGTCTAATGAAAGAATTAATATTAATAGTTTCATTATGAATTTGATTATAAAATGAGGGTGCAACATTCATATTATAGATAGGAGAATAAACAGTATATAATTTTTCTATATCTTCAAATTCCATTTTTAATAAGATATTATTACTTGATGCTAATTTAAAAATAGGTAATGCTAAGCTAGGATTTTTACTAAACCAAAAAGGCAACGGGATTATTATATCACGACTATTAATTGAAGGTGTAGATGATGAACTATCTAAATAATCAAAAGAACTAATAATATTATTTCTGATACGAATTGTTGTTTCTGGTTTTCTTGGATTATTTAGAGCTTCTACATTACCTGTCATATAATCAAAATTATTTTTTACAGGCATAGTCAATTCATTCCAAATTACAAGCCATTCTCCAGTTATAGTATCGATAATAGTATTATTAATATTAATGGTGGCTTTTTTTATTACTAATGCCCCAACATTTTCAACCCATTTAAATTTATATTTACTACTAGAATAAACGGCTGGTAATGTAAATATAAAATGAAGATTGCTTAATAAATTTACATCAGGTAAAGTTGCAAGTTTAACAGAATATTCATTACCTTTATGCATATTACTTAAAAGAGATGGTAATGTTTCGAAAGTTAGCATAATATTTTCAATGGCAAAATTAGTATGACGTCTATATACATAATTATAAAAACTAATACTAGGATTATTAAAAACATCATTGATTAAATTACCTTTTGATATCAATTGAAATAATCCGACACCCATATTATTATAATAATATAAGTTATTTAAATAGGTTTGACATAATCATCTTTGTCAATTTTATAAATTGTTCCTTTAGGAATATTAATAAGTTTATCTGTAAATGATACTTTTTTATTTTGATATCCTTTATTATATAAATTTGTTATTTCTCTTTGTGATAAAGCATAATTGAAATATGATAAATCAGCAACTTGTAATGGAGATATATTTACATTTGTTTGATTTGAATTTAATGTAGTTATTGGTGATATTGAAGTTATTCCAGGAGTTACATTTATTGGATTAATTAATAATTTACTTAAATTACTTTTCATAACTCTTGATTTAATACTAGTGAAATCATCTTTTTTCTCAATTGAAGCAGAATGTGCAATTCTATTTTCAATAAGAACTCCATTAAAATAAATTCTACAATTTGCACTCTCAACATTAAAAATAAGTTCATTATTTGGTTGTTCTTGAAAAACAATAGTAATCATATTAAAAGTTTGTCGTAGTTTATTGGTATCCATTTCTTTTATTCCAAATTTATTTAAATTTCTAGTCTTAATATCATTAGCATTAATTTTACAAGATATTTTTTTAGCAGTTGAATTATAACTTTCTGGGAAATTTATATTATTATATTCAACAATAATTTCTTTTGCATCATTTCTAATTTTAACTAATGGATTTTTAACATTTATATTTTCATCTAACAAATATTGATATTGTTTCATTGTTGGATCAGTATAATCACATTGATAATTATTTGTCAATAGTGGTAAAGTATTTGTTTCACCTTTATAAAATAAAACAATATATGCATATTCTTTATAAGCAGAAATCTTAGCATCGCAATTAGTTGTTATTACATTTGAAATAGCATCAACATCGAAGAATAGCCAGAAATTATATGAATATTCTGCACCACCATTTTGATTAGTAGAAGGATTTATATCAAGGAAATTTTTAGAACTTGCATCATATGTCTCAGCCATTATATTTTTTTCCTGAGTATAATCTAAAATACCTGTAAATATTTCTGTTTTTAGTTTTGTAGTTGTATTTAATTTTACTGATCTGATTATTTCATTATTATAAATAGAATAGCTAATAAAAGCCATAATAGCAATTAAAAATACTGATAATATTATTTGAATTACTGTATTAATCATTTCTAATTTTATTATAGATATTATAATTTATAAATTGGATTACGGACGCCATAAGCTCCTAAGCCTAATGTTGCCATAAATCCCGTGATCGGTCCTCTATTATAAAGATAATAAACATCTTTTGGATTGAGTTCATAATTGAAAATACTAAAATTTGATACTAATCCAGAAAATCCAGGACCACACATTCCAGTAGGATTATTTCCGATATATAAATAGCCAGACATATTCAATTCAATATCATTTAAATTTGCATTTGTTTTAATATTGCTATTTTTGTATAATGGAAATGGATCTTGATGTGCAACAGTATTTACTAAATCACCATCAACATATGCATAGATATGAGTTCTATAGGTATCTGCATTGCAAACGACAGCTACATGAACCCATCGTTGTAAAGGAATATAATTAATTTGAATACCTTGTTGCATATAATTTGCTAGATCATTATCAGTACCAATATTTGCACAATTCTTAACAATACTTAAATCATTTTGTGTATATTTATTTGCAAATCGAACATACAAACTATTATTTTTATTATCTAAAAATATGTATGGAGAACAACGATCTGGAATTAAATTATCACCGTAATTACTCAATGCTAAAACATTTTTATATTGTCCAGAATATTTATTCATATCATTAATATAAATCCAAAATGAAATACTTCTTCTAGCTCCATTGCCCGTTTTATCAATATTTGCAACAAAACGATTTAATTTAGTTGCTACAATAGGTATTTTAGTTTCGCTAATGCTATCTTCACTTTTTTGGAAAATTTGCCATCCAATGTATGAATATAAAATAATAGCAACTATTATTGTAATTACGACAACAGCAAAAAGACCTATAAATAATGTTCTATTCGCAGACACTGTCTCATATACTTCATCAACGCTTCTACTGGCTCTGCTTACAATTCTATTATTAGTAAAAACATCAAAAATATTGCTTGTATCTGTTGAATAACTCATATTTAAATTATTGACTATCTAATATTAATAAATAAATTTTCTATTAATAATACTCAAATGATAATTTCCACCAAATTGACCGATAGGAATATTAAATTTATAATTTTTTTTATTATTTTTTTTCTGTAATGATAAATAGCTTAAAAGTTTTGTAAAATGTGTTAAGGAATGTGATTTATTTGTTTTCTTTTTTAAGAAAAATAAGAAATTGATAATACTTATAAAAAAGTCAATTCCAATATCTGTATTTTTATTCATAAGAATATCAAAATAGCAGAAATTATTAATAAATGTTTTATAGTAATAATATTTTTGTTGTTTTGTTATATTCCTATTATTAAATTCAATAATAAGATTTTCATGAAATTTTAGTGGAATAAGCCATTGATCTTTATAAATAATTCTTTTAAAATTTTCACGATTAAAATTATTAGCATACAATTCGCATATTTCCAAGAAATCATCAACTTTATTATAATAAGTGTTTGTAATCATTTGAATACATCTTTTGATATTATAATTTGTTTTGATTGCATATTCTTTTGCTTCATTGATAGTTATATTATTATTATAAAGTAATAATATTTTATGAATATCATTTATAGTAAGATTAGGAAATTCATAAAAAGAACAAATTTTTTTTATTTCTCCCAATTTAACATTATTTGATCCGATACATATAATAGGTATATGTTTATGATTAGTATTAAGAAAATTGAGAAGATGGATATTCATTGTGCTATCAAATGATAGTAATGTTTCAAATTCATCAATAATAATTATTTTATTTTGTTTATTATTAGTTAATTGTTGAATTAGCGAAGAAACGAAAGATTTATATAATAAGTCTATCAATTGTTTTGAAGATAAACAATTGAAACTATTAATATTAATTATAAATAGATCCAATTCATTGCATAAATGATTAATAGCAAAGCTCTTACCAATTCCGGAATTTCCAATAACAAAAAGACAAGAATTTGTTGATAATTTTTGTTGAGGGGTTAAAATCCAATTTTTTATATAATCCATTAATTTTAACTATCCAAAGTTATTTTTATTACAAGAATGAAATAATAGCAAAGTAAAGCAATAAATGGATACATAATATCTAAAGTCATTAAGGATTTTGGAGTATAATTTTTAATATTTCCGTGTCCATCAAACATTATTGAAGGTTTTAAAAGAAATATTAATAAAATTATGAGGATGTATAATAAAATACACAATAAAAGCATTCTCTATAAAATAAATATTATTTTATATTATATGTTATAGATGTTATTTGTGTATAAATTATTGATTATTATTCTACTTATAATAATTTTCTATTTAATTATAAATGTAAATATTGAATGTTTTACTGGTAGGAAGAATTATACAAATATAAATGAATATCCGATGTCTAGATTAATAAAATCTAAATTACCATATGATTTAGTTGTTGTCAATAATAAGAATAGTTTATATGATTTTGGAAATGATGAAATCGAGGGGAAATTATCCGAATTATTAAATATTACAAATGATAAAATTATTAAAAATATTGATGGAATTGAATGGGGGAATTGGATTTATGATAACAATTTAAAATTATATTATAATAATATTCTCATTTATTTGAAATATATATTTAAACATCCAATATTTAAATTACCGAATGATACAAATAATTTCAATATAATTAAAAATTCTTTAGTTAGATATAAAAAATCTACAACAGATAGCGGAATATTATTATTAGAAATAGATGTATTAATTTACAGAAAAAATAAACCATTAGCAAGACATATAAAATTTTTAGTCCGATCAAATGGTGTTAAGCATATTATAGTAATGGCTAAAGTTGTTGGTGTATTGAATGAATGTGATTTGAATGATGATATCAAATCATATGATAAAAATAATTATAAAGAATTTATCCCAAATATTAAATATAAATATGATATGAATAGTTTTATTTATGATACGAATGAAAAATTAGTTCATTCAGAAATTGAATATAATCTTTATAATAAAATACTTAAAGAATTGTAATATTAAATATAATTATAATAATGAGCCATTTTGAATATATTGTTGAAGTCCCTGTTGATAATAAAGTCGAAGACAAAACTAAAGAATTAATTTCATATATTGATAAATTTGGATTTACCCCACAATTCAATCTACTTGATTATGTTGATCGTGATAATAAGAATGATACTAAAACTAGAGTATTTACAATTATCGGTTATTCAAATGTAAATCAAATTATGACACAACTATTTTATGGATATGCAACAAAAATTACTTGTCATTTGAAAACTCCTGTTGCTGTCTGGTGATAATATATAATTTATTTTTTCTTAGAATTAAATTTAATCCATTCCGTTTTGATTATTTCTAATTCTTTAATGATTTCATACGAATTATCGGTGATAAATTGTTTGAATTTCTCAGGATTTGTTTGATCTTCGAGAGTAACTCGAACGATCATAAGTTGTTTTAAAGGATGTGGGCAAATATAGCCAATATAAGAACATACAACACCTTTATATTTATTATTATCTCGAATATACTTATTATGAAGTAGAGATTGAATAACATTTCCTAGAGTGTCATCTTCGTTTTCTATATGAAAATTAACAGAAAATGGATTATTTGGCACCGGTTCAATTAAGATAGTATCAATAATTGCAATGAGATTATTTAATTTTTCAATAATAATATCGATAGCTTTTGAGAAGAGATATTGATAAGACATTTTATTAACAGCTTCAATTTCAAATTTAATATGAGTAGGGTCGCCATAACTATTTTTAAAATAAGAACGATGTTTATCGAGAACATTAGAGGCTTTTGCTGCTTCTTTAGGATCTTCAATAAAATAGAAATTGGCGAGAGATACAGGAGAAAATGAGGCATTGGCTTTAGCTGTTTTTTTAATAGCAGTTGCAGTAAAATGAAGATGTTCTTCGGCTCTTAGACGAGTGATAAGAATATTGCTTTTAGTTACAGGATTTGGCGGAAATAATTCGTTTAATTCTTTTGAAGTTAGAGGTTTTTCTTTATAAGTTCCTGTAAAATCGGCTGTCGTAACATTAATAGTATTTGAACTATCATTTATAATATTTAATTCAAATATATAATCATTATCAATATAAGTATCAGTAATTTCTTCACTAACATTAATAGGAATAAGACCAATTCTGTGTTTCATCAGTTCATTATGGAGAGGTCCAGTATTTTTATGAATTTCTACGGTCGGTTCATCTTCACCATAGAAACCAACTGTTGGAATTTCAGTTAAAATAATTCTTCTTATTCCATTTACAATAGACAGATCCATATTTTCAATTTCAAATGAATTTTTCTGTGATTTTGGTTCATACATATAATTCTTAAACATCTTTTATTAAAATTAAATGATATTAATTTTATGTCAATTTTTATTATTTTATTATATCATTTATTTTTAATAAAATGATATTATTTTATAGTGAAACTTGTCAACATTGTTCTGTTCTCTTAGATACAATCAAAATCCATGATATAAAGAAAACAATAAAACTCGTTGTTATTGATGGTATTATAAATAAAATTAAGCATAAAGTTAAGGCAGTTCCTGCTTTAATGTTTTTACCATCAAAGGAAATAATATATGGAAAGGCAGTATTTGATTATTTACTATTACCTAATAGAGGTTATTTATTTACTGTAAATAAGAATACTAGAGATAAAGGAGAAACACCATCGACATCATCAATTATTTCACCAATTCCTTTAAATAAGGCAGAAGAAGTAATAGGAGAACCATCATCATTTTCGCTAGGTGCAATTATCGCAGATAATTATAGTGATATCACGGACGATAATATAAATTCAATGAATATAAATAAAGATCGATTATATAAATGGGAAAGTTTGGATAGTTCAGATAGTAGTAATAAAAATGATATGCCTAAAATGACTGATTATGATTCTGAAAAATCAAGTCGCAAATTACCGTCAATAGATGAACTACAAAAACAACGCGAAAATTTATTTAAGGATATTTAATGAAAATTAAAACATATAAACGAATGACTGCTTTAAATACAACATACATATTCAATCAATATTATATTGATCTACTTAAAAAGCTTAAAAATATAGCCAAAAAACATCGTCTTCATAGTGAGACTGCGAAGAAGGTTTTGAAATCGATAAAAGATAATTATCAAACTTATGATAAAACTTCTGCTGAGTATATTGAATTTTTCAAGGAAAAGACTGCAACTGCTTGGGAAAATTATGCTAGTGTTGAAAAAGATAAATGTGATGAATGGTTGAAAGATGATGTTAATTCTCAACTTGAAATTTATAAAGATATTTCATTAAAAGATATTGTTAAGCTTCTTAGAAATAATTTCATAACTCATCATTATCTTGGTGTTCTTTATATTTATACAAATGAATTAACAGAAGAAGAGATAACTGCTATTCTAAAGGAGCTTCAAAAGGTAACGGAAGAGGCAGACGACGGAACAGAAATTGAAATTGCAAATGAGAATATTAAGAAGGTTCTTGTTCGTTTGAATGAGCTTAAGAAAGATAATATAAAAACGGATGATGGTTCAACTGATGGAATGCCAAATATGGATAGTCTAAAAGATACTACAATTGGAAAGATTGCAAAAGAGATTATTGAAGATATTGATTTGACAAAACTCAAACAATCTATATCAGATGAAGGAGATATATTTAAGGCAATTGCAAAACCTGATAGTGGTTTTGGAGAGCTATTTACAAATGTAAGTCAAAAGATGTCAAGCAAGATTTCAAGCGGTGAGCTATCACAGGAGGCTATTATGAACGATGCTATGAAGTTTGCTTCTCTTCTACCGGGACTATTTGGAGGAGCTAATGGAGGTGCTGGTGGAAATGGAGGAAATGGCGGAGGTGGTGCTGAAGGGATGAATATGGCTATGAATATGATGCAAATGATGATGAATAATGGTGGCGGTCCTGGTGGAATGGGTGGCGGAAAAGGTGGAAAAAAACAAAAACAGGGAGTTGATATGAATGCATTGAAGAAACTAATGCAAAAAGAAAAACTAAGAAATAAACTTAATAACAAATAAATATTATTTTTCTTTTCATCTTATTAAAAAATAGAAAGATGAATATAATTCCGTTGGTAACTATGAGTTTTAAAGATAAAATATTATCAATTGTATTTTTGATAATATTTTTAAGTATAATATTTTTATTAATTTTTAGAGATCCAATAATTATATTAATAGCAATTGTATTGATAATATTTTTATTTTATATTTATTTATTTGATGAAAAAACAAAAATAGAAACAAATGAACATTTGAGTAATAGAAATTTAGCAATTGTAAATAATCAGATTTGTGTTAAACCATCTTCTGAAAATCCATTTATGAACCCGTCAATTATTGATTATTCAAATAATAATAATGATATTAAAGCCTGTCCATATAATGAAGAGGAAATTGAAAATAATGTTAATGCTTATTTTAAAGATAATGTTTATAAAGATATAAATGATATTTATGAACGCAATTTTTCGGAAAGACAATTTTATACAGTCCCTGCTACTACTATTCCAAATGATCGCCAATCTTATGAAAGATGGTTATATTATCGTGATAAAACTTGTAAAGAAAATAATGGCATTCAATGTTATAAAAATATAATTTAATTATTGTCATTATCATTATCATTATTATTAACATCTCTTAATTAAAATTTGAGTTTTTGTTTTTTCATTAACATCAATTTTATAAACAACATAATATAATTTTTTTTTATAATATTTTATGATGTTATTATAATATTTAATTAAAGAATTATAATAATCAATGAATGTTTTAAAATTTATTTCATTTGCGGTTGAAATATCTGAAATAGATGATGGTTTAATTGATCTATTCAAAGATTTTAGAAATCGTATTCCTAATTCTTCTTGTTTTCTTTTATTTAATTTTCTCAATCCAAATTTATAATAAATGGATTGGGTGGTTGAAGCTAAATCGCTACAATCATCTAAATATATTCCTGAAATTAGATGTTTTTCAATATAATTGATAACATAAGACATAAATATAATTAAAAGGAATGTTCCATATTTTTTTCCAGGTTCATTAATATGAAAATACGATATATTAATTTTATTATTTCTTGTATCTAAATTGAAATTGATAAATCCTATTAATTTATTTTCATATAATTCTATTTTATAAAAATCAATCATTTTTAAAAATTATTTTTATTAAAAATTAATCATTTTTAAATTTATATAAAATTATGATATTCTATAAGTAGAAAGAATAAAATAATAATGGCTACATATTTTGATAAACAAAATAATATGTGTTCTGATAGTTGCTGGGAAGAAGCAAAAAATTATGGTAATAATAAAATAAATGATTATTATACTTTTACAACTCAATTAGTAGAATGTAAAGATCCGGATGTTAGAATGCCTGAATTTTATGTGGATCATGTAAATTTAAGAGGTCGTCCTGGTTATGGTTTAGCAGATGCTTGTTTAATTGATGAATATAGTAGTTTAGTTAATAATTATAGTGGTATGACACGCGATAGATGCCGTCTTCAATTATTTAAACGATTATTTAATGGATGTCCATTATTCAAAGCACAATCCGGAGATATTGATGCTGAATTGGATTTATTATCTGGATCAGATTCAGGATTTGGTGCAAATTATGGATGTGGTAATAGCAAAAAGGGAATAATGGAATTACAAATAAAAAATCCTACTCCGCTTGTTGATTGTATGAAAGATATTCAAAACCCTGATCATCTTGTAGAAAATTGGACACGAGGCGGAGAAGATACAAGATCTTATATAAATAGATTAAATTTTAATAATAATATAATATAGAATAATAATATAAGATGAGTTTTAATAGAACAAAATATGATAATTGTTCATATAAAGTTGATTTAAAATCTAGTGTAGATACATTGAGTTATATATTATCTCCGTGTAGATATGAAAATAATAATAAATGTATGCATCAATTAGGCTTAGTTGGAGGAACTGCTGTTTCTCATATTAAGGGAAATTTAGTTGATTTAGATAGTGAATTGAGAGGACAGACAAGAATAATATCAAAATGTCCAGCAAATTTATATACTCCTAGTGATGATGGTATAATTAAAAATGATAAAACCCCTCCAATTGATCAATCAATGAAACATCTACCAAGTTGTCAATCAATTATGTATCGTCCGGTGCCACTTCCGCCACCATTAAAAATAAATAATTGTTAATAATAGAAATATGAATACTCCAAATGATACTAGATTAAAATATGATAATGGAAGTTATCAAGAGCAATTATCTCGTTCTATATATCCGGGTTTATATCAATTAAATTCACCTTTCAATGATTGTAATAATTGTGCTATTACTATTCCCGATGACCCTTATATTAGATATCAAACTTATGGTCAAAATACTTGCACAATGAAAAAGGCTGTTGATGATTCGAGCGAATTAGCTGGATTAAATTATAAAAATTCTAAATGTAATAAGGAAGCGTATTTGCCTAATACTTATAGTCCTTCTGGTTGTAAAACTACTATAAATAAAGATGCTCGAAAATGTGCAATTCCAACGGAATCATCTCGTCTATCAAATCCTCCTTGCACCTTAAAAGAAACTGGAATAAATCGTTTCGACCCTCTATGTTGGGATCCGCAAGAAAAAGCTCTCGAACAATTTGACAGAATTGGCATTAATTATAGAATGGTAGCAAAAGATAATCATGTTCCATTAATAGAAGAACCACAAGACCAAAAAATATTTATACCGACTTCATCTCAAACTGTAATGGACGATACAAATTTAAATCAATGGCAGAATTTAAATCAAAAAAATAAAAATTATTCTCCAGGCTATCCATATGGAGAACCAACTTATCTATTATCATGCAAACAATCAATTAGTAGTTATTAAAATATTTAAATAAATCGATGGATAATTCTTCATTTTCTTTTCTAATAACATTATTATAAATATATCTATAAATAATGTTATTTACTCTATTATAATGATTAAAATTGATCTTATAATTATTATTTTGACGACTTTGGCGGATATCAATATTAATTTCTGTATGATTATAGGTAATTGGAACTAATCTCAAAAAAATTAAATATCTATATTTGAATACATTGAAAGAAATAGCATAATTTGTTTTATCTTTCAATAAATATGTCATATTATTTTTATGATTAAAATTATAGCAGATGCTACGATTTTCATTAAAATACTTTACATTTTTAAAGATGTATGGATTGTATTTGATATTATTATTTAAATTGAAGATATTTGCGGCAATATTTGTATAATGTTTATCAACATGTAAAACAAATGATGAACCAAAGATAATAAGAGAGGAAAAAAGAACGAATAAGAAAGTTTTCATTATTTTATTTTATTATAAAATATCTTTAAATAATAATAGACTATGTCTTCAGATGAAATAATTTATGTAAATGAAGATATACCAGAAATTGAATATTATGAATTGGTGAGTATGGAAGATTTAATAAAAGAAAATCCTAATTTTATTGCATTTTCAAAAGAAGAAATATATAATGAACTTTTTAATTTTGTCAAAAAGAAGTCAAAGGCTGAAAACTTTTTAAAATTATTTTATGAAATAATCAATCGAAATAAAATGATTTCAAATAATTTTATTATAATTGCTGATGCAGATCGTGGAAATTTTGATGAATTTGACATCGCCGAATTTATATCAAATCTGAAGAAATACGATAAGATGAATGATATTGATCTTGCTTTTAAATCTAAGAATAAATTATGGTTTCCGTTAAATTATAATATTGATAATAAAATCACATTCAAGGCTGAACAAAAGACAGTTATTGAAATCTCTGAAAATAATAATTATATTATCTTCAAAGATGATGAACGAAATATTCCAATTTTAGGTGTATATTTATATAGTCCTGTTGCCATTTTAGAAGATTATTTGAATGATAAAATAATGTCTCATTTGCATTCACCTTTAAAACTAGAAACATTATCAGCAGACGGATATAAAGAATTTGAAGAAATGATGAAAGATTATAAAATTGAGCTTCCATTGGATAAGATAGATATTGATAATTATAATTATACTAGTATCAATTTATTATTACAGAAATATAATTATAATTTAGATAATATTTCAATTGATGATTTAAATAAAATTAAGATTTATCTTGAAAATCTGCAAAAATCCGAAAAACCTGATAAAATTGTTTATGGTAAAATTAAAAATGAAAAGGTTGTTATTCACAATCCTCGATATACTTTTTTCAATGTAATGAAAGAAATAAAATCTCTCATTGATTTAACTTTAAAATCTGTGGATAGTATTGCAAAAATCTTAAAAGGATCAAAAAAGGCTATTACAAAAAATATTGAATTATCATTATTTTCATTAGTTTCTAATATTGATAATAAGAATTATAATGAAATTATCTCAAATCTTAGAGAATTGAGAATGAATATGAATATAGACATTGCAAATAAGGCATTAGAAAACTTTAAAGCAAATGACAAGAAGAAAATTATAGAACAATTGGATGAATTAGAAACAAGATTTGAATTATTGAAATATTCTTTTACAGATATTTATAAATTAACATTTGATTGTCATTATGATGAACATGAAATTTCAGTAGGAGCTGATGAGAGTAAATATGAAGGTAATCCTAAGAAAGTGCAAGAAATAGTAAATGAAGAAATAACTATAGATGGAGAGAAAGATGAAAAAGAAGAAAAAGATGAAGAAATAAATTTAGAAAAATATTATACAAATCAATTATATAATACTGAAGTTGGATTTGCAGAATTATTAAAAATGGCATTACCATTTATAAATAAAATGCATATTATAAGTGGTTTGCCATTAAATTATGATATGGTAACAACTCATTTATTCAATAAATTCAGAACATTTGAACCAAAAGCAACATTAATAAAAAAATTTATTCCAAATATTGATAATGATGAACTTGAAATTTATATGAAAAAACAGATTAAATATATCTTAATTGAAGGTAAAGATAATATTAAAATAATTAATGCTATAAATGAATATTTTGATAATTTTAAGAATGTTATATATGAAGTTATTTCTTATTGGTCAATAAAACTTCAGAAAGCAATTGTTGAAGGAACACTATTTGTCGATTATTCGAAGATGTCTCCAGAATGTGATCATCTTTGGGAAGAATATGGCGTTCCTTATGATATGACGGCAAAGAATGGAGTTACTGTTTATTTAAATTGTATTTTCAGAGAAGTTTATGGAGATGTTTATAAAGATGAATATGCAAATTTGGTAGAATTGACAGATGATTATAAAAAAATAATTAATAATAAGATAAATGAAAATTCTGAGATTGAGGTTATAAGAAAAGTTAAAAATAAGGAAAAGAAGATAAATATAGGTCGTAAATATTATGATACATTATATGATCTATTAAAACGAAAGGAATATAAAGGAAATCAATTTTTGAAAGCTTATATTGATGCTTTGATATATATGCCTACTATAAATGCTAAAAAAATTCATAAATATTTGCAGGGTTGTTGTTTAGAAAGGATTGATGAAAATTTTTCAGCTGATTTATATATCAAATCGGAAAGACATGATTTAAAGAAGGCGAAGGAGAAATTGATGGGAGAGCGTGTTTTTAACATGCCTCGTTATAAGAGATTTTATATTAAGAAAAAGATAATTAAAAATAAAATTAAATTATTTGAAAGAATTTCAAATCCTATTAAATATGATTTAAACTCGGTCGAATTAGAAATATGGCTTGAGAATTTGAAAGATATGAAAAAGACAAAAACAGTATTTACAAAAGATTTAATTGATAAATTATTGATGTCAGTTTATAAAACTACTGATGAAAATTATAAAGATATTCCTTATTTTAATGATAAAGAATTGAAACCATTATTTAATAATTACAATTTTGAAAATTATAAGCAGATTGGAATAGGAGTATCAAAGATATTATATAAATATCTTAAATCTATGGATTATATAACTATCATAAATAATACTATTAATGAATTGGATAAATTAAATGGAGTTGTTGATAATATAACTGATATTATAAATATTAGAAAAATAGCCATAATAAGAATAATGGCACTTCCAGCAGTTCCAGAAAATGCTATAAATAAAAAGTTAGTTCCTGCAATTGATATTCCAAATTATGCGGAAATAATGAAAGAAATTGTTGATAAGGTTAAAGAGATTATTAAAAATTCAAAAATGTTTAATCAAGAAGAACAAATTGATTTTATAAATAAAATTCGTGAGCAAAATAAGGTAGATATTCTTGCAAGGATGAATAAGAAATCCAGAGAAGATAAGGAAATAGAAAAAGAATTGAAGAAATATGGATTACAATATCAAGAAGAAGAGGATTTTAATGAAGATGTTAATCATGATCCAAACCCTGTAGAAATAGATGGAGAAAATGAACATATTTTAAGCAGAGAAGATGAAGACGATGATGATGAATATATGGATAAGGCAAATTATGGTTTTATTTATGCAGATTAAGTAATTAAATAATTATCCATTATTCATTTAAAGAGAGAAATATGCAGAATAATGAAATGCCATCAATGGATAATATTTATAATTGCAAATATTACGATAATGTTAAAGATTATGAACAAAATTTAAGTGATAAATTTTATAAAAAAGCCCAGATGCCTTTTAAAACTGGTGTAATCCCTCATTATTTAAATGGAGATGATATGTATCCAAGTAATAATAATACAGTTCAAAGCACTTTATCAGGCGAAGTTATGGATATAAATGATTTTAAACATGGGAATATGCAACCTTTTTTAAGAAAAGGTGTAACTCAAAATAGTGTTGAAAATTTTGGATTAAATAAAAATATGGGTTATAGCACTGATGTTAATTTTAAGAAAAAGGAGGTTAAGAAATCAGATTTCTTTGATACTGTCTCTAATTTTAATGATAATATGATTGATCGAACTAAATTTTTAATGGCTAGAGCTGCTGTTGGAAAACTTCAGAATAATATTACACCTATTGAACCTATTCGAGTTGGTCCTGGATTGAATAAGGGTTATTCGAGTGAAGGAACAGGAGGTTTTCAACAAGCGGATACAGTCTCATTTGTAAGACCAAAGACTAAAGAAGAATTGAGACCTGCTTCGGATCAGAGAAATTCGATATATACTCTTCCTTTAAAACCAATGAATAATACGGAGCAGCGTGGATATGTAGCACCGATTGAAAAAAATAGAGCAGAAAAAACATTTTATCAAACAGAAGATAATTGGTTCAAAGGTCAATCTGTTATTAAGAAAGATAGAGAAAGACCAATTGAGAGTGTGAAAGATGAATCGGAATCGAAAAGAATTGGAACTCATATTAATTATTATGGTTCAATCAAATCTCAGGAAGAACAAGCAACAATTGAAAATGATTATGGAAAAAGCACAATTATTGTATATGATACAGAAAGAAATTTAACACAAAAAGAAACACCCGTTGCCAATTTTTCAAGTGTTATTAAAGCTATGGTATCTCCTATTGCTGATGCTATTAAATTTAGTTTGAAAGAATATTTAATAGACAATCCTAGAATTAATGGAAATGCTGCACCACAATTACCTGAAAAGGGAACATTATATGATCCTGATAATCATATAATGAAAACAACAATAAAAGAAACTACAATTCACGAGGGAAATAATGGAAATTTAAGTGGTCCAGATGAAACTTATTCTGCATTATATGATACAGCAAGAACTACAACAAAAGAAACAACTATTCATGAAGGCAATGGTGGAACTTTAAGCGGAAATGATGAAACTTATTCTGCTTTATATGATATTGCAAAGACAACAACAAAAGAGACAACTATTCATGAAGGTAATGGTGGTGTTTTAAGTGGAATTGATGAAACTTATTCTGCTTTATATGATACAGCAAAGACAACAACAAAAGAGACAACTATTCATGAAGGAAATAATGGAAATTTGAGTGGTCCAGATGAAACTTATTCGGCATTATATGATACAGCAAAGACAACAATAAAAGAAACGATGCTTCACGAGGCAACAGGAGGATTTATGGAAGGAAAGCAATCTGGTTATGCTAATAATGGAGATAAGACAAGAACGACAATAAGAGAAACATTAAAAACAGAAGATACAACAAGAAATATAAATAAGATTTCATATTATTCAACTTATGTATATGATCCTTCAATAGTCGCTAAAAAGACAGTAAAAGAGACAACAGTTGATTTAGGTGGATCAAAATATGGATTTTTAGGTGGAATATTAAATGGTTTGTTTGGTGGTTATTTAGTGAAAGATGAAAAAGCTAAAAATACACAAAGACAATTCTCATTAACTGAAAATTTCGGTATATTAGGAAGTAAGACAGAATTTATACCAACAGATAGAGAGGCAGATTATAATACTGAAATTGATGGAACTCGTGAATTAGTTATGATGAAAGCCGGATATACTCCAAATGGAGGTGGAAAATTTGTAGGTGTTCCAAAAGAAAATGTTAATTTTGCTATAAATAAGAAACAGATAGATCTCGAAGAGGCTGAAAGACTTGGACATTTAGGATTGATATCTGAAGGAATGCCAATTCCGCTAACTAGAGATAACATAACAAAAGAGCCGATGCGATCAGATTTTAAAGCTAATGCTTATAATAATCGTTTAGACAGTGGCATATTATCTACATTAATAGATAATGATACTGTAATAAAAATAAATCCCATAAGAACAGATTGTGATCCTATCTAAACTTTTTTTTTAATATTAATGACTGGTTTATTTTTGTTTTTATTCTTTAAAAATATATTTGCATCATATGGTTCTTCCTCTTCTTCATCTTCGTATGCTAACATATTTGATTTTCTTTCTTTTTCTAATGCACATAAATTCCATAATTCAGGCGTACACATTTTAAAATCGGCATCTTTTGCTTTATACCATTTAACTTGATCTTCAAGGCGATTACTTTGAATTTTATTATCAATTACAACACATTCATAATTTTCTGTGCAATTATCCATCACAGCACAGAAAGTAGAGAAATCATTGAAAATACCGGCATAATGATTATAAATCTTTTCTCTTTCTTTGATAATATTATTTTTGAAAATAAAGACATAATCAATATTTGCACGAAGAACAGGAGGAAGACCCATACAGTATTGCATAGTAATTAAAAAGAATATTTTATAATGACGACCATTCATAAAAATACTTCTAATGTTTTTATCTGTCGGCCAGGTTTTATCATATAGACAATCATCTAAAATTAGAAAAGCTCGATTATCAATATCAGAAGTATGAAATTTCTTTTCTTGAATGGCTTTTTGTTTGTTGATAGTTATTTGTCTTTCTAAAAATCTTTTAACAATAGTTGGTTCATATTCATCATAAATAAGCATATTAGGAACAAATTTTTCAAAGAAATTATTAGCAGCTTCTGTAGGACTAATAACAACACCTACAGGCAATTCTTTATGATAGCTTAGAATATCTTTCATACAATAAGATTTGCCAGTATTACGTTTTCCAATAAAAACAATTACAGAATCACTTTTTATAGTGGAAGGATCAAATTTTTTCAATTCGAGCTTCATATTTATTTATAAATATTTTTTATATTTATATGTAATAACTCATACATTTAAATTAAAATTTTATAATAGAATGGAATATTATATAGTATCTATAATAATAAGTGTTGTTATCTTTGGTATAATCTATTCATTGGATAATGGAACAAATGAAAATTATTATGATGAAGAAACTGGAACTTATAAAAAACCTTTATTTTCTTGCAATAACATTTTATTATTTACGATAATATATATCGTAACAACAATTATAAGTTATTATATATTTACATCATCAATTTCTTTAACTTCATTACAATCAGTTGTTCCGGTATTTATATTAAATTTATTAAAGCCTCCTCAAGAAGTCCCACCAATGATTAATGATAATGATGAGATAGATCCAAAAATTTTAAGAAAGATAAATGATAATTTTGATATTGGATTTATGCCAATAATTGAAGAAAATAAATATGAAGATAAATAATTATAAATGAATTAAAATTAAACAAAAAATAAATAAAAATGATTTAGTTTTATTTTTAAGATAATTAGGCAATAATTGCTTTGATTTCTAAATGAACAATAATCGTCTC